TTAAGAATAGATTTGGGAGCATTCATCAACCTCATCCAAGGTCGAGAAGCTGCCCATTTAACGCAGAATTCAACACTTTGTGTCTCTTGAATGTCTATGACCTGAATCCATTGTTTATTCAGATCAATGTCCAAATCCATTAAAGCATGTTGAGCAATATTGGGCTCGTAATAAACCACAAGCTTGCCTCTATGATATGCGGAACAAACAAAGTCAAATCTAAAGACAATATCTCCTCTCCAAAATGTGAAAGGAGTGCTAGCAAAACTCAAAGCAGTGGGCTGGTAATAATCCTTAGAAACAACTCCGTTGTATATTGTATCCAACTGTGGATGAACGCGACACTTAAAGATGCTATTCGAAAGAATACTATCGGTAGGTGCCCAAGTGAAAGTAGTAAAATAACTCTCACGAGCAGCAATGTTAGCAATTATCATATCATCTTGATTAACTCCACATGGACTTGGGTCAATTGACACTTCTTGTTTGGGATCCAACCCAATCCTCTTAACTGTACTGGCGCCTATCGTTTGACAGCCGTTCCCAAATGGACGGTTCTTGACAAAAATAGGATCACCAACAATTGGCGGTTTTGACCAACCAAATATGGAGGAAAAGGTTTTCATACCATTAAAGATGAAAGATGAAGCTGTAGCAAATGGTGCAATATAAGGCACCACCTTGAGAGCATCAGAAACTTGGACAGCAGCAGAAGAAAACCTCTCCACTGGTCCTGCTTCAAATTCATCGCCCTCTATATCTCCAGATTCTGTAGAAATATCAATTTGCGTGGCCGTAGGACATCCTAATTGGACATTCTCCATCCAGGCGACAATTTGCACATATGGAGTTGAGGGTGAATCACTGACAGCGTTGACCTGGTTCATAGTATATAAATATAAGCGACCAGCTTCTTCAAGATCAGCAAATGAGGTGGTGGCAGCTATCACTGACGAGCTTTCGTTCCACAACCTGAAAGCAGGTTTCGTAGAAATGTAAGGACATTTGAGCATCAAAGGCTTGTTGGCCTTCACGTCAATGATACCTGATTCAGGTGCTTGAGAGAGATAATTTAACAGCATAGTCCTATAATTAGGACTAGCAGTTAATGCTGTCAAATTGGCATTCCTATTAGCACATGGCTGATAAGAAACCAACAATCTCCCATAATGAAAGGGAGACCCTGAAACAGTAATTCTCACACAGATATCACCCCTCAAATAAGCATAATTTCTCAATTTTGCCCTCACCGCTTCTTCAAGAGTGAA